ACCTCATCACCGACATGACCTTGAAAGGGGCCCCCCAGGAGGAGATTACAAAGGCCGTCAAGCATAGCATGGTCGTCATTGACGCTGCCAAGCATAAGCTCGACTATAAGCGGTCCGAAGTCGAAAACGACATCCCCACCCTCCGTAAACGGTGGCAGGGCTACACAGACCCCGAAACCGGTAAGGAAGTGGGCGGAGCCTCCACCCTACTCTCCAGGCGCAAGCAGACCGTCGAGGTTCCGGAGCGTCAGGGCAGTGGGCGCATTGACCGGGAGACAGGTGAAGTCGTCTATAAGGAGTCTGGTCGAACCTATGTAGACCCTAAGACTGGTAAAACGGTCAAGGCCACAACCAAAATCAAACTATTAGAGGCAACCGATGACGTCCGTAAGCTGTCTTCCGGCACTGTTCAGGAAGATGCCTATGCCGACTATGCCAATCGTATGAAAGCGCTTGCCAACAAGGCGAGACTTGAGTATCTGGATACGCCGACATTAGTACGGAACGCCAGTGCAGCAAAAACCTATGCGCCTGAAGTCGCAAGGCTGACCAGTGCACTGAAGACTGCGCAGCTTAACGCCCCTAAGGAACGTGAGGCCCAGCGCATCGCCAATGCTCAGGTAAAGGCCAAGGTTCAGGCGAACAATGTCACCGACAAAGACGAAATCTCTAAGATTCGTCGTGCGGCGATCAGTGACGCTCGCGTTTCCACTGGCGCAAGCGGAAAAGGAACGCGCATTACGATCTCCGATGGAGAATGGGAAGCAATCCAAGCTGGCGCGATCTCTGATACAACCTTGAAAGAGATTCTTCGTTACTCTGATCCCGATGTCGTCCGAGAGCGCGCAACCCCAAGAGCATCGACGCAGTTGTCTGAAGCTCGTGTCAATCGCATTAAAGCGATGGCCAATTCTGGAAGCACCAACTCCGAAATCGCAGATGCTTTGGGCATTTCGCCTTCTGTCGTTTCCAAGTATCTCAATGAGTAAGAAAGGAAGTGAGAGCGAATGGAAATGTGTATGCTTACTACTACCGATAACCCCTACGACCCTTTTACACAGTATGAAGCGTGGTATCGGTTTGATGAAGACAACGGCTATCATTCCTGCGCTTTCTTAGCGCGCATCGCCCGTACTTCCGATCAGCTTTCTGACAAGGAGAACCAGGAAGAAATCGAGCGAGCAATCAACGACATCATCAAGTACGACCCCCTGGGCATCTATAAAAAGGTTAAGAAGATCGTGCAATCCGAGCCTGCCGTGACCGCATGATGGTAAATCGATGGTAGCCATTGGGAAAGAAACGTTCTCTCATCAGGAGTGCGTTTCTTTTTGTCATTTATGGGACACATTCAACCCACCGGTTGCGGATCACGGCCTCGAACTCATTCAAAGGGGATAGGGGGTCCCTCCGAAATGGTACCCCCTCTGCATCGCACTGGTCTTTGAAAATTCTCCGGGGGATATTTTTGAAAAATGGGTTCGGTTTGGGGCGGCGTTTGAACAAGCCCGCAAGATGAGCACTCACTGGCAAGGACTCTTTTTATCTGGTCGGAACCTCCTTTTTCCTCCAGAGGCATTGCATTACCTCCAATGTCATTTTTCTCCACTTGCCGGCGGATCGTTTGTGCGGGCTTCTTCAAATGCCGCCCTGAACTACCCATAAACACATGGAAAACAAAACAGAAGTTATGGAGAGGGGGCGTCAAGCGTGGCAAAACCCATCAAGTCTTCCGGCAGTCAGGCGGGGAAACGCCGCGCCGCCTTGACGCCGGAGGGCCGCGAGAACCAACTGATCGACCTGGCGGTATCCCTTGTGGAAAAGCGGCTGCTGGAAGGGACCGCCTCCTCTCAGGAGGTCACCACCATCCTGAAGCTGGGGACCACGAGGGCCCGCCTTGAGAATGAGCGGCTGGCCAAGGAGGTGGAGCTGGTCCAGGCTAAGACCGAGGCTTATAAATCCGGAGTCCGGATGGATGAGCTTTACGAGAAGGCCATGGCCGCGTTCAAGCGATACAGCGGACAGGAGGAGGACGAGGATGAGTATTAGGTGCTACTCCGAGCTGATCCAACTCCCTACCTTTATGGACCGCTACCAGTACCTCCGGCTGGATGGCGTTGTCGGAGAGGAGACCTTCGGCTTTGACCGGTATATGAATCAGGCTTTTTACAAGTCGCCGGAGTGGCGGCGGGTGCGTGACGCGGTGATCGCCCGGGACCTGGGGTGTGATTTGGGTGTGGCCGGACGGGAGATATTCCGCCGTCCCATCATTCACCACATGAACCCCATCAGCCCAAAGGACATCCGGGATCGGGTGGAGATGATCCTCGACCCGGAGTACCTGATCACCACCATCCACGAAACTCATCTGGCCATTCACTACGGCGATGAGAACCTGCTGCTTCCGGAGCCGGTCGTACGAAGGCCCAACGACACCTGCCCCTGGAAAATGTAGAAAAGAGGGACGACACTCCGCCCCTCTTTTCCGGCTTGCTAAGTCTTGATCTTGGCTTTCCCCGTGACCGCTGTTGTTCCGCTGGAAATGCGGACTGTGACAACCTTCACGCTTCCGGCCTGACTTTTGGACTTAGCAGCTCTTGCGCTTAACCGTTTCATGTCGTTTCTACCTCCTTTCGCAGGGATGAATCAATCATGTGGCCCAGGAGCGGCATGGAACGGGCGCACCTTATGACAACACAACTTTTCGCTATAAGCAAGGAGGCGGCGCCATGGAAGGTAATCCGGGAAGGGCACCCAGGCTCGTGGGAGTCGTGGTGAACTGCCTCGACCTGACCATCCGCAAAAGCCCCGGCAATGAGGCGGAGGTCACGGGGCATCTATCGGTCCTGACCGAAGTTCTGGTCGATATGGACAAGTCAACGGAGGACTTCTACCGGGTGCTCGCCAGAAACGGCATCGCCGGGTTCTGTCCGAAGAAGTACGTGGCGATCCGCCGGTAAGGAGAGTGCTATGGAGATCACAGAAAGCGTCCTGACATCTGTCAAGAAACTGCTGGGGATCGACGAAGGCTACACGCACTTTGACGCCGACATTGTAATGCACATCAACAGCGTGTTTTCGATTCTGACACAGATGGGGGTCGGGCCGGCAAACGGATTCTCCATTATGGGGAAAGACGAAGGCTGGTCCGATTTCATTTCTGGCGGGGCCGTCCTGCCCCTGGTCAAATCCTATGTCGGCCTGAAGGTGCGCCTGCTGTTTGACCCGCCCCTCAGCTCTGCGGCCGTCGAGTCTATGAACCGGCAGATCAGCGAGTTTGAGTGGCGGCTTTTCGTTGCGGCAGACCCAGTCGAACCCACCAGCGGGAAGGAGGAACTTCAAAGTGGAGCATGATGCATTACTGCAC